ACTCGGCGACCGCAGGACGCTTGGCGAACGCTGTGCGTGCCGGCGTCGTCGGCGCGGGCATCAACATAGGCACCGAGGGCCTCGCCTCTCAGTACGACCCGGAGATCGACACGGCCCACCTGGTCACCGCAGGAGCCTTTGGGTTCCTCGCGGGCGGCGCCTTCGGGTTCCGCAGCGGTGAGCTGGCCGATCTCGCACACGGCACCAACAAGCTCGTGCGTGACTCGCTCAATCGAACAGAGCAACGCGCGGCCGGCAACACCGCCGACAGCATGGGCGCAGCGCGAGTCGATGGCTCCGTGGTGAGCACGCTAGACGGCCCCTCCGTGGGCACGCCCGAGTGGCAGCAGAACATCCTCGACGAGTCCTACGCGAACACCTCGCGCGCCGCCTTCACCGGCAGTGGTAAGGGTGCGCCCAAGTGGCTTCCGAAGTGGATGGCGAACATGACCATCCGCCGTGACCTTGCGGGCCGCCTGGGTGGCAGCGAGTCTTCCGTTGTCCGTAACGAGGGCAGCAAGCTCCTGCGGGACAGCGTGGGCAACACGGATCGCAGCGTCGCTACCAAGTTCACCGCATCCGAAGAATCGGAGCTGATGGATCAGACGATCCACGCGGCGTACCGAAAGGGCGTCGAGGGTGAGTGGTCGAAGTTCTCCGCCACCTCTGGCGTCAAGGGTGACGTGGCCCGTGCTCAGTTCAATGAGTCGGTCGGCTACCACATCCGTGGTGTCGCACAGGACATGTCACCGGAAGTACAGGCAACTGCGGATCATGCCGCTGCTGCCTTTAAGACAATGAATGACGAGCTGCGCGCGGCCGGCGTCCCCGGCTTCGAGAAGGAGCTACCGACCAAGGGCTACCTACCCCGCATCTTCTCCGCGAAGGGTTACACCGATCTCAATGCGACCAAGGGCCTCTCCTTCGAGAACCTGCGGGACAACCTGGTGAAGCCAGCGATGCGCAGCGAGTGGGCGAAGAACCTGCCTGACGGCGAGAAGGTCAACGAAGACCTCCTGCACGAAGTCAGCAACGCATGGCTCAAGCGCGGATACGACAAGGCAATGGGCGGCGCAGGTGACCTTCATGGCACGCTGAACCGCGCAGACGCCGGCAGTGTCCGTGAGCTGCTGGCGGAGGCTGGCGTGGATGTGCAACGCATCGACGCGCTGGTCGGCAAGCTGGAGAAGGACGCGGCCGGCAAGGCCATGCACGCTCGTGCGAAGTCCCGCATCGACATGGACGAATCTTTCGGCGCAACGCTGAAGGATGACCTCGGCAACGAGCACAAGGTGAACCTCGCTGATCTTCTGGAGAACAACGTGGACAAGCTGGTGCCCGAGTACGTCCGTGAGATGTCCGGCTGGGCCGCGCTGAAGAAGCACGCCAACATCGGCACCCAAGCGGAGCTGGATAAATACAAGGCATTCCTGCTGGCACAGAGCAAGCAAGCCGGCGACAGTGATCTGTCCCGCGCACTCGACATTACGTTCAACTCGATCCTCGGCAAGTCCACGTCCGACGCACCGCACTCCGCATGGACGCGCGGCTCCCGCTTGGCTCGTGGGTGGAACTTCCTGACCTCAATGGGCCAGGTGGGCTTCACGATGCTGGAGAGTGTGGGCGGCACGCTGGGCGCTGTGGGTTTCCGCAACGCACTGAAGGCGGCGCCTGCTGCGATGGACATGGTGCGCAACATGCGTACTGGCAAGTTCTCCACCGAGGAAGCTCGCTTCATCTCGGAGCTGTCCGGTTTCGGTACTGACTTCGTGCGCAACCAGCCGCATCTGCGTCTGGACTCTGTAGGCGAGTCGGTATGGAACAACGAGAAGGCCGTGGGCAAAGCCCTGAACAAGCTTGACCAGGGTGAGCAGTACGCGCAACGTGCAATGTCAGTGGTCTCCGGCATCGCACCGATGGTGCAGTTCAACCAGGGCCTCGCCGGCACCGGCATCACCAGCTACATGATCGACCTCGCCAACCGCGCGTCGATCTCAAAGAGCGTGTTGCATCGCCTGCGGGCTGGTGGCCTGGACGCGAAGGATCAGGCTCGACTCTTTGCGAACCTCAAGGGAATGAAGGGCGTCAAGGACATCGCAGGTTCCTGGGACAAGTGGTCTTCGGATGACAAGCGTCTCCTCGCACTGTTCGTCCATCGCAACGCGAAGCGTTACCTGGGCGAAGGCGGAGTCGGCGACACCATCCAGCTCATGCACTCAGCGACCGGCCGCATCTTCACTCAGTTCCGTACCTTCCAGACCAACTCGTACACGTCGGTGCTCTTGCACGGGCTGCACATGCGTGACTGGCAGACGGCGCAGATGTGGATGGGTTCCACGCTGTTCGCTGGCATCGGCATGGCCGCTCGTAACTACGTCAACACCATCGGTGATCCCGACAAGCGGAAAGAGCTGATGACGATGGACACGATTGGCAAGCAAGCGTTTCAGCAGTCGAGCTACTCGTCGATCCTACCGTTCATGGTGGACACCGTTGCACACGACATGGGTCTCAAGAAGGCCCTCGGTGGTGATGACACTCCAGTCTTCGCCTACGGTCGCTCTACGGGCCTGGACTCCGGTGTGCAGGGCATCCCCTCGCTGGCAACCGGACGCGCCCTGTGGGGCCTACCGAAGCTCGCGGTGACTGCGCTCGATCCACACTCCAACGTCACTCAGAAGCAAGCCAAGGATGCGATGTCGCTCCTGTGGTTCCAGAACGTCACTGGCGTTCGTAACGGTCTCTCGTGGGCAGCTTCTCAGCTCCCGAAGGGCGACACTCCCTAACTCTCTGGAGACACATGAACCCACTGGCTCGTGGCTACTCCTTCGTGATGTACCTCGCGGAGTCAGCGGTCACGTACACCATCCCCTTCCCCTACCTGCACTCCGAGGACATCCGGGTGTTCGCAGGGGATGTGGGGGATGCTGTGGAGCAGTCCTTCACCTGGACTGGCCCCACCACAATTCAACTGGCCGATGAGGTTCCTGCGGGAATCCTCGTGACCATCCGCAGGTTCACTCCGCGCGACACGAACCTTGTCGTCGTCGAGGACGGCGCGCAGCTACCCGCGCGTGACCTGAACCTCAATAGCACCCAGCTCCTCTACATCATTCAGGAGCAGCTCGACTTCGGCACCTATGGTGCTGGCGGTCTCCCTGGTGGCGGTTCCGGCTGGCCCGGTCAAGGTGACCAACCGTCCCTACCGATCCAGCAGATCATCGACGCGATCATGCAGTCGCCCATCATGGGCATCCTGGTGACCAAGCTCGACGACATCGACGACACTGCCGAGACGATGCTGGAAGAACTCCTGCGTAGCGATCAGACGTTCGACGAACGCCGCAGGCTCGAAGGGCGCATCGCGACCGCAGAGACCAGCCTGACCTCACTGGTGGACGATCACCAGTCCGTCGCCACGCTGATCACTGAGCTGTTCGCCAAGTTCGACTCCGCCGCTGCACAGTTCATCCAGGTCAACCAGGCCATCGCCACGGAGACCGAAGCACGCACCACGTCTGCCACGCAGCTCAGTGCAGCCATCAACGACAGCCTCGCGCAGATCACCGACGTGAAGCAGGCGGTTGCCAATGAGACCGAGGCGCGCTCCACTGCGATCACCAAGGTTGCTGCGGACTTCGCTGCGGGCGACCAGGCGATCTCGCAGACCATGCAGACCTCCTACGCCACCAAGGACTACGCGCAGGCGGTAGCGACCACCCAGGTCGAGGCGTTCTCCAAGGGTTCCTTCGCGAACCTACAGCAACGCTTCGAGGCCCTGGTGGTTGGCTCTCCCGATCCCGGTGCGAACCCTGAGTGGCAAGCGAACTGGTCGGTCAAGCTCAACGGTGGAAAGATCGACGGTCAGCCCGTCATCGCCGGCATCGGCCTAGGTGTTGATTCCAAGACAGGCAGCAGCTTCATCGTCATGGCTGATCGGTTCGGCTTCGTGTCTCCGACGTACACCAGCAACGGTGGCGTGCAGCAGATGAAGTACCCCTTCGTGGTCGGTACGGTCGGCGGCGTGAGCACCGTGGGTATCGAAGGTCAGCTTGTGGTCGATGGCTCGATCACGGCCAACAAGATCAGAGCGAACTCCCTGTCGGCCATCACGGCCAACCTGGGTGAAGTGAATGGCGGCACGTTCCGCACGTTCCAGCTCGACGGCAACGGCAACATCATCAACCCGTCGGAGTTCCGCTGCGAAATGACCAATAACCCTGGCGATGCCTATCCGATGTGGATCGGTGCCGGGGTGAAGAACTGGAACAACGCTGTCTTCTCAGTCGATCGGTCGGGCAACGCCAAGTTCGCTGGACAGATCACCGCTCAGAACATGATCGGCAATCTTCA